CATCAATCACAACTCCGCCGAAAATGCGGGTGTATGAATAGATGTCGTAAGGCGACTGTTCAAGGTTCGAGAACGAAGCATTCTGCGCAGGCTGAAGGCTGCTGTCGAACGTGACAGTGACGGTCTCAGAGACCGGAACGCCATCGCCAGAATGGAATGCGTCTGGAAGCGTTTCAGTGCCGGATGGCCACTGAATGATCTGCGACAATCCCGTCTTAACACCGAACTTCGTTCCAAGCAGGAACTGATTCGTTTTCTGACTAAAGACAGTATACTGACCTATGCCCGAGGGTCCTCCGGCCACAACGTTCATGGTGAATACGTCATCACCAATCCGGTTATACCAGAAGGTAGCAAATACCTGGTAATCAGCCGGAACCGGATCACGCAACACGAACGTGTTGGTCGCAGAGTCAACCGCAAGAACGACCGCTGGAGGACGAACCTGAGCGTCGCGGAAGTTCTTACCAACCAAGACCGACACCAAGTCCGGGCGGTTGGTCGGAAGATCAATACGACCATTCGTGATCGTTTGGTACAGAGACTGACCAAGCGGTGTATCACGACCATTGCCGGTTGTCGGAGACAACGACATCACGAACTTCGTTTCCGAAACTTGAGAAGTCGCCGCATCAACAAAACGCTCACATGGAGAGCCGTAGATGCGATCGTCAATGAGAAGACCAGTGACCTGAACCGAATCGAACGGATTCGTTCCAGTCTTCTCGCCAGCAACAACCTGCCACGCAGTTCCCCATTGAATCTTAGACTGATCGCCCTCGTTGACGACAACGAAGTCAGGACCATTCAAATAATCACGACGACCGGGAGCAATGCCTACGTTTCCAACTGAAATGATGTTACTGTTGGGAAGGTAGTCAAACGTGTCCTGGAAAGTATTGAAATAATACGTAATGGCTACAATAGCCCCCTGAATCGGGGCCACAGCCAACGTAGCAACCTGATTCTGACCGTCCACAGCAGTAGCCAGAACCGGCGTTCCATTAATCGTAACAGAGACCTTTGACGGATCAGTGGTTGTTATACCACCGTCCGAACCGTCAACGATCGGACCGTTGAAAACGACAAATGACTTGTTGCGATTCGTGTAGTCACCGGGATTTAAACCAAGTGCACCATTCGCATTACCACTTCCAATGAGGATATTACCCTGAGCAATAAGCTGAACGTGATTCAGCCCCTGAGCATCAATATGTATTGCTGCTGTTAATCCAGGAACTGCTGCGGCATTGATATCATTAGCAACGTCTGCAGATAGTCTACTACCAGGCGTCAGCAAGATGGTACTGATAACGGAAGAATCGTTGGACGTGACCAAGAGCGTGTCGCTCGAGCCGAACACGACGTTGTAAGGCTCAGCCTTAGGCGCTACGAGCAACGCAGTCGCGGCTGTGATCTGACTTGAAACATCATCAGTAATACGGGTATCACGACGATGAAAGAAATAATCAACCAGAACAACGTCGGTAGGCTGTGGCGGAACCAGTAATGAAACAAGACCATTCGGTCCGTCAACACCGGCTACGACCACCGATTGTCCGTTCACTTTGACGGATACCTTGCTCACGTCAAAAGTGACGCGGCCGATTCCATCGCCGTCAACAATAGGATAATTTCTTACCCTAAATTGGCTACGAACTCCGTCGGCATTCCCGAGAACCGGATTGTTCGGAGGTCCACCCTGAACAAATCTGCCAGCCGCATCTTCAGCAAAGATGGGCGTGTCAGCCACGGAACTCGAACCGCGAATGAGTTCGAAGTCTGATTGGCTCAAGGTCTCTCGACCTGTGCCGATCAAAACGGGAATTCTGAGACCACCAAGAAGCTGTCCAAGGACCGGTTCTGTAACGGTTCTTGTGTAAACTCCAGGAGGCGCGTAGGTAGTAAAAGGTCCGATGCCCATCTTAGCTCCTTCGTCTGAGCAGAAGTCTAAATATGCGTCTAGGTATCAGTTTCAAACGAGAGGTCTGAGTCTTGATATGAGTCTCGGTCTAAGTTTCGGGCACGTGCACCCGTCAGGACCTAGCAAGACGTCCGCATAGAGAGCTTAGCGATGGATAACTAAGTTCTAGACTTTGATTTTGAAGTCGGATTTTGATTTTTAGCTTTTTGAAGCGTTTTCAAACCCTGCTCACGGAACTTACCAGTTTCGGAGCCAAGAGCAGTTATAACATTATCTACTTGTCGAACGGCGTTTGTTCCAAGTTCACGACGAGCTTTGTCACGAACCGACTTCCGTTCGTTATAATATTCCCACTTCTTTGACGAAGATCGGCCAACAGCTTTATCAACATTCGGATAATCAAGGTCATGTACCCCTGATTGTCCGTGAACACCAGACCCTTGGGTTTGACCACCAGGAGCTTTGAAAGAGAAGCTCACTGGATTAACTTTTACGCGTTTAGAACGACGTCGGCACTCTGGACACGGATGGTGTTCAGAGTATTTCTTAATGTCATCAAGATTGATCAGAAGCTCTTCAAATTCCACTTCACAGGCATTACATTTATATATGTAATTTGGCATACATAACCATACCAAATATTGAGGTTCTATAAAGCTCTAAACGGTTCTCTCATAAGTTATGCGACCACCTATAGAGACAGGGGCTCCAGCAACAGCAGTTGGACTTCCAAGTTTAAGAAGGTCAAGAGGGTAACTCGTCGTAAGATGTCCGTTTGCTTGTTCTTCTTGAAGAGAAGTGGACTCTTGACGTTGCATGACAATGGGAAGAGATAAGTAAATTTCCCAGTCTACGCGTAAAGATAACGATATTGTACTATCATAGTAATAGTCATCAGTTTCTGTATTATAAACTTCTTCGTTTTCTCCTCCTGGGGAGATATCGATAAGTTCAATACCCTCCATACCAAGAACATTTTGGATCTCAAGAATCTTTACAATTAAATAGTCTGATAGTTTCTCGCGATCTTCAGAATCCTTAGTGAATGAAAGAAGTTCGAAATGCACTTCGAACTTACCACCATATACATCCATCGTGTAAACACGTTCATCTGTAACAACAATATCTAGCTGATCAAATTGTTGAACTCTATCACCAAAAGCCAGTACGACTCCAGGTATGGAATCGATATTGAATTGTTCTCTATAGAATGAAAACGGACCGGTAGTTGGTTGAGTATACCTATAATCAGCAGTGACGGATTCACCCGATGGAGTTGGCTTCAAAAAGGTGATATGTCCGGATGCGTAATCAACACTATAGTCAACATTCGGTATAAGAGCTATTCTGTTATCTAACCATAAGCGCAGGGACAACGGGTATATACCATCACGCGATAATTGAGCATCCTGATCAGCAGAACTCTGGAAAACTATAAGAGGTTCCCCAAGAACAGTTAGTATTGGATCAACAGTAAAATAACCAGGAGTTTTATGCGCGTCATCCGGCAGATCAGTTATCTTAATTCTATATACCCCGGGGGATGATGGAAATACATCACGTTTTGAAGATATTCTAGCTAACTCATTTACATTTTCCACTACCCACTCAATAGAGGTACCAGGAAAATTTTCCACAGATGTCAACATTACAAAGGACGAATGTCGACCTATATAATTATCAGCAGATAGTCTAACACGGTCTGCAGAAGTCCCGTTTATTATTACACCGCGATTTGGTCGCTCTGTAAAAGCGTATTTGTTCTGAACATTTTCAGAGTCTCCACGATAACGCGGGTGGTCATACAGGATTTTCTTTATTTCCTGTATGACCCTCTTCTTGGTAGCGTTTGTCAACCAGTTTTTGATAACACACCTTTATCTCGACGGAACACTGTTCTAATTACATGGCACCAGCAACACACCAGATCACACTTCGTAATTTCAGCATTAATACGATTAAGACTCCACCCACCTGATACAGCACTAGAAATATCAAATACTTTCGTCTCTCCAGGACGATGATCCCAATCCATCAAAAGAGGAATAAAAAAGTTGCCACAATCGCAACAAGGTTTATCAAACTTCATGTTGTGACATAATTCTCGAAGAGAAGCACTTCGGATTCGACGCCTATCTGCGATACCGCACATCCGGCATCCGAAAGAGAACCCATCATGATCTTTACAAGAGTACCTATCAGATCTTACCATACGAGATGCCGTACGTATTCTATGGCAACCGACACAAACTAAATCACACTTAGCAATTTCAGTCTGAATGATCTCAAAACTTACCGCACGATCTATCAATCCACGAATATGACGGATTTTAATCTCCCCGGGACGATGATCAAAATGCATGGCAGCGGGGATAAACGATTTTGAACAGTCAACGCACAGACCAGATTTCTTTTGAATCACAAATTGATTAAGCTTAGATTTTCGCTGATCAGACCAAGACTTGGATGTCACGTGTTTCTTCAGCTTCTTAATTGGACTCAATATTTATATCCGGGACTTCAGTTTCTGGGACTTCAGTTTCCGTTGATTTTGTTTCAACAGAGCTCGGTGTTTCTACTACTACTTCTTCTTCTTTCTTTTTCGGCTTCGACTTCGAAGTTGATTTTGGTTGTGGTTGTTTTAATTTTTGTTTCGTATCCACGGTTCCTGAGATATCTTTTAAAAGCGGGTACGAGTGATTTATTAAATCACTACTCGTTTCAATAACTTTTCCTGAGATGCCTCTAAAATGTGTTTTGTTTTTCTTGTTCATGAGTTCTTGAATCCCGATAGCGCGTTCTATTTTACGAGGAATGTTGGTTTGACGTGGTGATGATGTCTTGACATCAACGACTAACTTTATATCATTAACACCGAAATCGACAGGCAATCCTTTAAGTTTTGCAAGCGATTGCATGAAGTGAACATATTCTTCTTCAGAAAGATATTCAACTATCATGGTTAATCTACTTTATTCGTCATCATCCATTTGAGACAACAACAGCAAACCTGTTGCAACAGATGTCATCGGGTTGGAAGCCGAACGAATCTCGGAAATTTGAATCGGGAACCTAGACCTATGTAATTCAAATCTCTCTTTAAATTTTTCAAGAAAACCTTTAGCAAGAGAAGTCCCGCCAGACACGATGATAGGCAAAGGTTTCGAAATGTGGATCTCGCCCTTTTTACGAAGAAAAACTTCAATAACCCTATCGATCGTGTAATCAATGAGAGTCTGGATATATAACGATATCGCTTCGACTTCTCGCGAATCCGTACCTAGAGTCCGACTAATATCGATTTCACTTTCTTTGATAGCGCATATTTTAGCAGCGGTAGTTCCGACAGCCCTTGCTGCACCAGCATCAATCCAGTCTCCACCACGACCGAGAGAAAATTCGAAAGCGGACATAGCATTATATGAAAGACATACGTTCGTCATGCCAGAGCCATATGAAATGGCGAGACCAGAAAAGTTTTCTTTAGCACACTCAGAGTACACGATGGCCACTGCTTCATTCGCCGGTTCAGGAGAATATCCTAACTCCTGAAGAACTTTCTTGAGAATAGCGGAGTGATACGTAACATCGGATCCAGTGACATCAATAGCCGGGGCTGGCACCGAATAACAACATTTTTCACCGGGTACGGATGGAGGGCCTAGAACCTCCTTCATGATGAGAGCTATGATTCGTTGAGCATCCAACTCACCAGCAGAAACAACGCCGCCAGACATAGGGCGACGCGCATCTCTATTCAACAGGTTTGCAGTCTCTAGAGCCGCATCGCCTACGACTATTAATTTACCGTCCAACTCTGCAAAACTAGTATTCGCAAGTTTCAACATTCGTTTATGTTCCATCGGAAGATCGATGAAAGCATCACGAATTCTGCGTGTAACAACTTTCCCATCAACACGACGGGCTGCGACAAAATTCATAGTACCGCAGTCTATAGAGCACCCGGGCGGATTTTTTGTATCAGTCATACTTTTTTCTTTCGAGCGGCTTTCAGGGCTGCAAGAGAATCTTCAAAATCTTCAACTGGAGAACTTTCTTCATTGGAGCTAATGTGAACATCAGCACCCTTCGGTACTATACTAGATGGAATGAATATTGGATCATCGGGTTGAGATGACGTATAATTATGTTGTCCCGGATGTGCGGTTTGAATAGGCATTTGAACATATACAGGAGATGCGGTCGGGGGAGCCGTTCGAAGTACGGTCAATATCTCATCAAATCTGGAATTCATAGCCCGGATCTCATTTTGAAGAGATAGTATATTGGAGTCATTCTGAGTATCTTCAGAAACTGGAGTATTTTGAGGAACTTGAGGAGCGGATGACGATACATGACGAACAGTGATCGTATTATATATTGGTTGAGCTGATAGTATTCTCTTGTTTAAAAGATCTCTTAAACTTGCAGACCTGACATACGAATCTGAACTAATGACACAAGACCCGTCTTGGCCTCCACGTGATTGGAGAGTTATACCAAGATCTTCTATGTTGACACTTGTATTCAACAAGTTTAAGATCTTATAAGATAGAATACTCATACGAAATACCTTGACATTATTTTTTCAAGTCCAGGTATAAACTCTTCAGCAATAATGGTTTGCATACCATCAACAAATTTTTTCATGATTCCTTCAAAATCTTTATTCGGATATTGAACACCTGACCTCGTATTTCTTAATTTCCTAGTAAAATTTATTTTTAGTTTCCCAGATTTACCAACTTCCATGGATCTTGGAGCTCCGGAACTACGAGGAGCAGAAGCATAAGCTTTATGTTCAAATTCACGAGCTTTAGATCCACGATTTATGCTTCGTGATTTTTTCTTAGTATCATGAGATGATTTTTTCGTATCTTGGGATTTTTTACGTTTATCACGTAAGCTCGATATTCTATAAACTTGATTATCTTCTGATACCCCGAATGTTTTTACAATGGCTTCTTCGTGTTTTTTGTCAAAAGCCTCCATGGCTTCTTTTCTAATCTCTGTAACTTCTTCAGATTGATCCGTTTCTTCAACGGATTCAGGCGATAATGCTATTTCATATTCAATTTCACCATCACTAACATGAGCAAATATTTCATAATTTTTTAGATGCTCAGATTTTCCAAATTCTTCACGTAAGATGGACTGCAAAAGTTGCAGTCCATCTTTCGCGATGATATCTAAAACCGCATCAACAGATCTTTCTAGTTGAGCAACTAGAGATGTCGAAATATCTACCATAAAAGCTAACGGTTATTTGTATTCTCAAAAACAACAGTATTGCCGCGAAATTCGCGCTCATTCGGAACAGACTCACGTTCCGTCATCATCGGAGTAGAACCACCCTTCCCCGGAACGATCCACCGCGTCTCCGGAGCAGATAGGCGAGCTGCATCAAGAACAGGAACTTTATATCTAACATCCCCTTCGTCAAGGTGAGATACTGAAAAAAATTGCTGAAGTTGCATACCTCTACTAGTCGGAGACCTAACCGGACCAACTCCATACCTATCACCGTTCAATTTCACGATGAAGTCACGTTGTGATAACTGAGGACTTGGGCTAGTCCATGTATCATATGGATGAGTAAACGCTCTTCCACGATTACTTTGAGAAATAGATTTCTGTCCATCATCCGGAGCCAGTATGATATCATACGGACCATCGTAACCACCAAGGACACCGGTTCCAAAACAAACAATGCAGTCATTTGCTGGTTGTTTATTTGACTCGGAATAACATCCACACTTTGGTCCGACAGACTTTCTGATAAATGCTTTTACTCGTTCTCCACCCTGAATGAGCAAAAATCGATTCCGACGAACAGCTTCTCTCCATATCCAATCGAGTTTTTCAATTTCGTTATTATTTGTTTGAGCTGCTCGATCGAGCGGAGTTTCAAAAAGTAGACCAGTACACTCATCGCGAGCTACGGTCGCAATTCGATAGAAAACACGAGAAGCAAGAGAAGTAACAACTTCATTTGCAGTATAACGATATGTTGCAAGAACTATATCTGACGAAGATGATGGAAGAACTGGCGGAATCAATTTTTGAGATGCCACATCAAAACTTGGATAATTTCGAAGTTCAACTTCACCCTCGGGTGAGTTTATGTGTTCTACGAAAGCAGGTACTCCATTAACTGTAACATACACATTCAAATTCGTGATTTCAGGAACACCGGGAGCCGGATATATAACGATAGGTGAGTTCTTTACACAGAAAGACCATATACCATTAGGATCGGTGTCGCCTCTAGTAGAGAAAGAGCGAGACACATCTTCTTGAAGAGCTAAAACCGTTCTGGTTCTATCACGATAAAAGGTAGACCCGACGGGGACAGCATTCAGTCTATAAAATGGTCCAAATTCAGAATCAAAACTTCGATATATATTAACACCAATTATATTGAATTTGGTGTTATTGGATATGTCTGATGGAAGGGTCCATCTCAGATCAAGTGTCTGCTTCTCAAAACCAGAGGCACACGATATGTTCAAAGGAGGGAGTGGAAACTTCGGGCTGTTCTGCTCGAGTATGTGTACAGGTCTATCTGGCGGTGAGGGCATTTCCTCTACCAGTCAATTAGGGCCTGAAGCCACGACGCGCCTTATCTAAGGACTAACTCCTCCAGCCGTATCCACCTGTTTCCCGGGTTCTGGTGCATTTACCATACTTCCAGGAGCCGGTGCAACTGGTTTAGTTAGGATGGCCATTTCAGTCTTCCCGTCTTTGTCGTTTATTACCTTCACTTGAACGACTTGTTCCGGGTTAATGCCAGATTCTTTAATAACACTATCGAGAATCTCTTGTCGACCTTGATATAGGGTATCAATATTCTCGAACAATGATTTACGTTTAAGATCCATGAGCACAAGTTCTGTGCTCCAGTGAGAGATAGATTTATCAAAATGAGCGATCTTCTCTACCACTGCATCTTGGAGAATAATGCGATGTTGTTCCATAGATACACCTTACCAAACACAACAGCGGTTCATTAAGATACGTTAGTTATTTTAATAACAGGGGGTTTAACACTAATATTAGAAGCTTCTAGCTGAAATTCTTTAGCTGTTATGGTTATGGCGGACTCTATTGAAGAAAGTATCTCTGACTTAATTTTCTTAGAAAGAACTCCTTCAGATACATTCCCGTTAAGATCAACAGAGAGGGATATTTCAACCGAGCAATTCATTTTATTGACAGAAGCAATTCTGGAGGCGATACTTTCAAATGACGATTCCGGTCCGTTATTTCCAACAAATCCACAATCACAAATATATGAGTCTCTCCCATCATCATATAACATGATCGATTTACATACAGGGCATAACTCAGGTACCGATACACGAGCAGCAATACGAATTATATTATTTTTGTTCATCAAACGCAGGGTTCTGGCTTAGACGGGACAACAAGAGCAAAAGTTCCGGCGTTTTCAAGGATGATTCCAATGGAAACTGTCTCCGGAATCTTGACTCCGAGAAATTCTTCTAAAGTCTGACGAGGGCGCACTGACACATTTCTAGCAAACACTGAGTCAGAATGCACCTTTTCAATAATCATACGTTCGATTTCTGAACGCCCTACCCGTTCAATCAGTTTACCAAGCGTTTGGCCTTTAACCATTGCTTTCTTATATTCAAACGATATTTCACCGATCCCAGAACTAATATTCGAACAAACATGTGTATCAGTTCGAAGACCCAAACCGGTAAACACCGTTTTGCGAGAAAACAAACCGTTCGCGTTAATGACCACTCCATTATATGAGTCAATGAACAAATAGGCACAAGCATCATTCGACATTGCACCATCAGTGAAAACACCAGCTCCTGTTCCAATGTTATACTCGTTTATTAACCAACCTGACGTATCACCGCACCCTTCAGAGGCGTGCCAGTCCCATGTATTATAGTATGACGGGTTCTGCTTTATGAACATTTCATCCCAAGAAACAGGCGGATCACCTTGGTCGCCGGGGAAAATATTTGGACCACTTGATAATTCATACAGCGTAATAACAAAGTTCGCCTTTAGCGCGTATGTCCAGATCGTCTGATCTAATGCGAAAATAGAAGCTGTAGCCATCTTCTCAAAATCTGGATCTGTTTCAGCTGGAAATTGATAATTAGCCAAATCTCCGAGTGTGACGGTTTGGCCATTGTACGTAAACTGATCATTCCAATGAGTGACAACATCTTGATAATAGACAGCAAGTTGGGTATCAACTGCCAAAGAGGTTTGTTGGGTACGAATAGACAAGCTTGCAAATGTCGTATTCAGATTTGGAGGAGTATTTTCTGAGTTTGCCCACCAAGATAACATTCCTGACAAAAATGACGCTGTGAAGTTACCAACAGGCCCAAACATCCCGCCGATGGCCCAAAAAGCTCCCTCGATTATATTTAATCCGATATTGAGACCGGGATCAGACGGATCAGGTTCAGATAATGATAAGTAGGCGTTCAAAATACGAGAACCTCCTCCTTGGTTATAAACGAAGTCATTGAACGCTTGCATGTTCTTGAGGTTCGATTGAACTTGCGCGATTTGTTCAGGTGTGGGTCCAGTAGTCATAAATCCTCTTCACAGATCGTTCACATCAGACCAGAAAATCGTTAACAGCTCAGGATTAATCAGTGAAATGTAACTACTTACACCACAATGATCATCACTTTGAAAGGCGTACGCTAATCCATCAAGGCAGTTAGCGTGAATCTCTTTAGAAT